TGTCGACGGACACAGGACGTCCTAGATACTGCAAGTGATCTTCACCGACAACTGGCAAGTTGTCGAGCCTTGATCTCTTATAAGGAATCACTTCCTCAGAGGTCTCAGACTCACCGTAAAGCGAGTCGAGGCGAAGAAGACACTTTCTTAGTGCAAACCAACCATCCAGTCGCGAGACTGGGATTTTGGCCGATATTACAGCACCTTTAACTAAGGGGCGCTGTAAGTCTGGATCGGTTCTGGTGACGTCATAAACGCCATCGAGATCGATCTTACCTAAGATTGGACTAGTTGAACGAACACGAGGGAAAGGAATTATCCTTTCAATTAACTCGTCTAGGTACTGCACTGTGGCAGGAAACAACCCTCTTAATGAGAGGTGATTCCTTAACTCCACAGTGCTTACTAGTTCAACAGCATCATGCCGTGAGGCAGGTAGTCTACTACGCACACGTGTGATGGAAACATCACGGCCTGCGTAGTACTCCTTGCCACAAGACTCTCTGAACCTTCCGGTCCAGAAAGACTTGCTACCATTGACTCTAAACCCAAAAGTTTCGAGCTCAGTAATCACGGATGGCACAAATTCCACAGGGACAATGATATCATCCCCGTAGACACGCACCTGACCAAGAAAACTCTTAATGAGTCTCCTGGTAGGTCGGGTGTTAAGCGCTTTGCAAATCCCCGAGCAGACGATAGATAAAAATATCATCGACTCAATAGGGAATGTGAGCGCTGAACCCATAGACGCGAATTTGGACAAGTTTATAACCTGGCCAGAAACGTGTGCTCGCGTTGATCTACATGCTTGCACCGCACCATTTAGATGCGGATACTGCTCAAGTAGACGTACTACAAGCAGATTGGAAACACGATCGGAGGCTTCACTTAGATCAAGTGTAGCTAACAACCCCGTAAGGGATCCTGCCTGGGCCAAACGCTGATTAGGCGTCTGGTCCAGGTTACCGACAAGAGAAGTCAGGAGTTTATCCCTGCCTATCTCTTCAGTATAAGAACGGAGAAGACCTTGCTGCACGTATTGCATACAGGTCGGCTCCTTCGCGATTATACGAGGTGTTTTCAACGTTTTAGGAACTGTGATGACCTCAACGGGCAGCTCAGCTCCGGGTTCGAGAAGTGGTTCCTCATGCGATTCTAGATAGGATCGCCAGTTTGGATAGACGTGCTCCCCTTCCGGGAAGTATTCTTCCAGACGCTGAGTCCAC